TTTAATCCTGTTGCAATTAATTTCGGTGCATTGTCGTTAATAATATTGGCTATATTAGTAACAATTTGCGGAATATACGTTATTAACGTAGGCAGGCTGTTAGCTATGCCCTGTGCAATGTTTAAAATTAACTGCAATCCCGCATCAATTAATTGTCCTGCGTTCGCCCGAAGCTGTGCGGAGAATTGTGTCAGCATCGGAAGTGCCTGTGCCAAAAAGTTTGGGATACCTTGCGCCATGCCACTAGCGATAGTTGTCAGCAGGTTGACTCCCACGGACGTAAGCACGCTTAACCCCGTGGAAATTGTCGAAGCAAGGTTGTTTAATAGCTGACCGACTGCACTTGTGATACCACCGGAATTTTGAGCAACGCCCGAAATCAACCCGTTTATAAGGTCGCCGCCGATTTTTGTCAACCCCGGCAACTGACCACTAAAATTAATCGCATCTTGCGCCAGTTTGGAAAGGGCGCCACTTATGCCGCCGGATTCCATCGCCTCAGCTAATCCACTAACCTCGCTTGTTACGCCTTTGATGGCACCACGGATAGTGCCCGAAAAAGTATTGTAAAAACCCAGTTCTAAGCCCTCTGTAGCACTAGATAGCAAGGTTATATCACCTTTTAGATTGTCTAGCTGTGTAGCCGCCTGCTGTGCCGCGGAGCCGGAAGAATCCTGTATTCCCTTCCAGAATTTTTGTACAGTCGCATCACTTGATGCGGTCATTTTGTTA